TCAAGACTATTTTAAAGAACTTACTGATCAGGACATTAGAAAAAGATTATACGAAGAACAGAAAAATCAAATAGAGCAAGATATGTCTCCATTTGGATTCATTGTGGATGGTTTAAATGAAGGAGGTTCTTTTGTGGACGAAACTGGAGATAGATGGTTTACAGATGAATATGGTGATATGTCATATATGTGGGATTATCAATAATGGATCTAGGAGACCAATTTGAAACTGAACATTTATATTTGACTGAGAGAACTTGTAGAGTTTGTGGGGAAACTAAGGATTTAATAGATGGTTTTTATAAAATAAGAAAAAAGAAATATAATTTATCTTCATATTCATATGAATGTAAATATTGTACCATAAAAAGAGTTTCCAAGTCAAGAAAAAGTTTTTATACTAAAAATACTTTATGGGAATATCCAGATTGGTAATGCTCATGCATTGTTTCCTCAAATGAAGCAATGCTTTTTAATAAATATTTTTAGGTAAATGAGAACTTAGGAGAAAAAAATGGCGACTCCTCAATTATCTCCCGGCGTACTTGTCAGGGAGGTTGACTTAACGGTAGGAAGAGCTAATAATGTTTTAGATAATATTGGTGCTATTGCTGGACCCTTCCCAGTTGGCCCCGTTGAGGAAATAATTGACGTAGCCACCGAACAAGAACTTATTGACGTTTTCGGAGAACCACTCAGTCTCGATGCTCAGTATGAGTATTGGATGAGTGCTTCAACTTACTTATCTTATGGCGGTGTTCTCAAGGTAGTTAGAACAGACGGCACAACTTTAGTAAATGCTAATGCTGCAAGTGATGCCAGCGGTATTGGAACAACCTCACTTAAGATTAAGAATTTTGACGACTATAACGCAAATCATTCAGATGACATTGCGGACTATATTTTCGCAGCAAAGAACCCCGGTTCTTGGGCAAATGAACTTAAAGTAGCCTTTATTGATGACAAAGCAGATCAAATAATTAATGTAGGATCTGCTGTCACATACGCATCAGTAGGATACGGAATCACGGTAGGTGTTTCAACAAATATCGGAAGTGCTTCAGGAGTTAGCACTTTCAATGGTTATTTGAAAGGTATTATTACTGGAGTAGATACAGACGCAAAGACCGTTGAAGTAAAGGTCATTTCTAGAGTTGCTGCTGGTTCAACCGCAGAAACAAAAGTAACCTATTCAGAAAGATCTGCAGGCGCTTCATTCTCAGATGGACAAACTGCTTACTTTGTAACAAACGTTGGAGCAGCAGTAACCGCAGGAATTGGATCTACAGCAGTTACAGTAACGGCAACTACATCAGGAACTCTTGATTGGTATGACCAACAACAAATTGAACTGACTAACGGAAATATTTTCTGGAAGTCTATTGCTCCTAAACCAGGAACTTCACAGTATGCGGTAGATAGAAATTCCAAGAGCGATGAAATCCATATCGCAGTTATTGACGATACTGGAAGCATCACTGGAATTAAAGGAAATCTTTTAGAGAAGCATGTTGGCATTTCTAAAGCAACAGATGCTGTTTCTGCTGTAAATTCTCCACAGAAAATTTGGTGGAAGGAATACGTCGCTCAAGGTTCTCCAAATCTTTATGTTGGAGACAACCCTTCAGATGGAAACCTTGTCGTACAGACTGGTTTTGCTGATGGAGCATTTGCTGGTATTTCTACAGCAAGTGGTGCTTGGAATCAAAAGGCACAAGACGTAACATTCAGTGCTATCGGAAACAAAACTTATACTCTGAAGGGAGGAAAGGATTACTCTGCGGGTGATGCTGGAACAACTGGATCAATGACTGCGAGCCTTGGTTCTTTACTTACATCATATGATCTGTTCTCGAATGAGGATGAAGTTGCTGTTGACTTCTTAATCATGGGTCCTGGACTTGGAGATCGTCAGTCATCACAGTCTAAGGCTTCGAAGTTGATCTCAATTGCTGAGGCAAGAAAGGACTGTATCGCAGTTATTTCTCCCGATAGAGCAGCAGTTGTTTCAGGTTCTACTTTCCTTACAACTAACGATCAAACCAATAACGTAATAGAATTCTATAGCGGAATTGGAAATAGATCTTCTTCTTATGCGATCTTCGATTCTGGTTACAAATATACCTTCGATAGATTCAATAACAGATTCCGTTATATTCCTTGCAACCCTGATGTTGCTGGTCTTTGCGTAAGAACTTCACTTCTTTCATATCCTTGGTTCTCGCCAGCAGGACAACAAAGAGGAATTCTCAATAATGCTATTAAGTTGGCATACAATCCAAATAAAGCACAGAGAGATAGACTCTATCCTCTTGGCATTAACTCAATTATTAATCAACCAGGAACAGGAATCTTACTCTTCGGAGATAAGACAGGACTTTCTTACGCATCTGCCTTTGACAGAATTAACGTAAGAAGACTTTTCCTTACAGTTGAGCAAGCACTTCAAGATGCTGCAGAAGCACAACTATTTGAGTTAAACGATCAAATCACCAGAGCAAACTTTGTAAATATCGTTGAACCATACTTACGTGATGTTAAGGCAAAGAGAGGGGTTTATGACTTCCTTGTAATTTGTGATGAGTCAAACAACACGCCTGAAGTTGTTGATAATAATGAATTTAGAGCGGACATCTTCCTGAAGCCAACTAAGTCAATCAACTACGTAACTCTCACATTCGTAGCTACAAGAACTGGAATTTCTTTTGAAGAAGTTGCAGGTAGAGTTTGATAATAAACTAAAACCTTAAGGAGGGTACTAAAATGTCAACACTCAGAACGATTACAGGATTTAAAGAAAGATTAGCTGGTGGAGGTGCAAGACCAAATCTATTTGAAGTAGCACTTCCAAGTTTTCCCGGACCAATCACAGATTTTTGGAAAACAGCAAAGGGTGAACAGGCTGATACATTCAACTTCCTTTGCAAAGCAGCAGCTCTTCCCGCATCAAACGTAAACTTTATTCCAGTTCCTTTTAGAGGAAGAATAATGAAAGTTGCTGGAGACAGAACTTTCGATCCCTGGAGAGTTACTATTATCAATGATGAGGACTTCCAACTGAGAACTGCCTTTGAACTTTGGATGAATTCTATTAGCAGATTGGATACTGCTACTGGATTCACAAGTCCAAATGCTTACATGACTGATGCGTATGTTTATCAGTTAGGTAGAGGCGCTGAAACCAGAAAGTTCTCCGAAAGAGAATCTGGTGCTGTAGATGGAAGCAGAATTCCACCACTAAAGACTTATAAGTTCTATGATATTTTCCCAACCAACGTTTCAGAAATTGCGCTCTCATATGAGTCAGCTGATCAGGTTGAGCAATTTGATGTAGAATTCCAAGTCCAGTGGTGGTCAGCAGGTGAAGGTCAAGATAATGGTGACCAAACAGAGACTATTATTAAATAATAAATAGTACAGATAAAGAGACAAAATTAAATTATGGCCAGACTTTTTGGTTTTTCAATTGATGATAACAGAGAAGAAACTCCAACTACTGTAAGCCCCGTACCAGAAAATAATGCTGACGGGGTTGATTATTATTTGACTAGTGGTTTTTATGGTTCTTATGTTGACATAGAAGGAGTATATAGAAATGAATTTGAACTTATAAAAAGATATAGGGAGATGGCACTTCATCCAGAAGTGGATAGTGCCATCGAAGATATTGTTAATGAAGCAATTGTTTCAGATACTAATGATGTTCCGGTTCAGATTGAGCTTTCAAACTTGAATGCTTCAGATGGACTTAAGAAAAAAATAAGAGAAGAGTTTAAATATATTTTAGAACTTTTAGATTTTAATAAGAAGTCTCATGAAATCTATAGAAATTGGTATATTGATGGAAGAATTTTTTATCATAAAGTTATAGATCTAAAGAATCCCTCAGAAGGAATTCAAGAATTGAGGTACATAGACGCAATGAAAATGCGATATGTCCGTAAAATGAAGAAAGAGGATGAAAATAAAATAAAAAGTCCATTCAAGGAAGAGAATCCTATGGATTATAACTTCCCTGAAATTGAAGAGTATTTTATATACAACCCAAAACAACAATACCCAAATCCAGCAATTCCAGGATCATCTCAAAGTCAGACTATTGGTTCTGGAGTAAAATTCGCAAGAGATTCTATTGTATACTGCACTTCGGGACTTGTAGATAGAAATAAGGGAACCACTCTTTCATATTTAAATAAAGCAATCAAGTCTCTCAATCAACTCAGAATGATTGAAGACTCTTTGGTAATCTACAGATTGTCAAGAGCACCAGAACGTAGAATTTTCTATATTGATGTTGGCAATCTCCCAAAGGTAAAGGCAGAGCAATATCTTCGTGATGTTATGATGCGTTATCGTAACAAACTTGTATATGATGCAAACACAGGAGAAATCCGTGATGATAAGAAATATATGAGTATGCTTGAAGATTTCTGGCTTCCAAGAAGAGAAGGTGGTAGAGGAACCGAAATTTCTACACTTCCTGGCGGTCAAAATCTTGGGGAGATTACTGATATCGAATACTTCAAGAAGAAATTATATCGTTCACTGAATGTTCCACCGTCAAGAATGGATGGAGAAGGTGGATTTAATCTTGGTCGTTCTTCTGAAATTCTGAGAGACGAACTTAAGTTTACTAAGTTTGTTGGTCGTTTGAGAAAGAGATTCTCAAATATGTTTAGTGATATTTTGAGAACACAATTAATTCTCAAAAATATTATAACTCCAGAAGACTGGGATCTTATGTCATCCCATATTCAATACGATTTCTTATATGATAATCATTTCTCGGAACTAAAAGATAATGAACTTATCAATGAAAGATTAAATGTTGTGGCAGTTGCAGAACCTTATATTGGTAGATACTTTTCGCAAGATTTTATTCGTAGATCGATTCTTAAGCAAACTGACGAAGAAATTATTGAGCAGGATAAATTGATGAAGAAAGAAATCTCTGATGGTGTCATTCCTGATCCAAATGCTCCAGTAGATCCACAAACAGGTCTTCCAATGGATCAATCTATGGATTTGGGTCAACCAATGATGGAACCAGATTTAGAATCTGATGCAAAAGCTGTAGAAGCACCTAAGGGTGGAGAGATCTAATAAATAAACTCAGTATTATACATTTTCTTATGGATGATTTAATGGATATGATTATTGGAGACGAAAGT